TACCGCCTCGGAACGCTGCACGCTTCCGGCCACCATCGCATCGCTTCACGCCGCTGGCATCGGCCAGGTGAAGGTCTACGCCGACGGCGGAGAGTTCGGCCCGACTCGCAACCTGATCCGGGCCATGCGCGACCTTGCACAAGGCGAAGGCCCCGAACTGATGGTCGTGGTAGATGACGACCTGATCTTCGACCAGTCGTTCCTCCTTCGCATCACATCCCCGCTGCGCTTCTACCGGACGGGGTACAGCCTGTGGACCATAGAACAGAACATCCCCCACGACCGAAGGGAGGAGCGAGGCTGGCTGGAGGTTGAACCGCACTACCACCTATGGGGCGGTTCCGTAATCATGCCTTGCTGGCTGGCCCAAGCTGTGGCCGAGGTGATGGAGGATGTGATGGAGGAGGCCCCGGAGACTTTGGCCCGCAAGCCGGACTCCGTTCTGTTCGAGGCCATGCGCAGGACCGGCACGCGGCTGTTCTTCCACGTCCCCAGCCTCGCCGACCATATCGGAACCACGGAGAGCACCATCGGCAACGAACACCACGACGGCCAGACGGCCGGGTACCTATTCCCCCGAAACGCATGAACACCTACCAAGTCCACCGCTACGGCCACACGTTCGACATCCGCGTGGACGACGAGATCATGGAGACGCACTACCGGAATGGGGAACTCTGCGAACACCACATGCTCGACTGGATGGAGCGGAACCTTCCACGCGGCGGAGTATGGATTGATGCAGGGGCCAACGTGGGGAACCATACGCTGCCCTTCGCACTCTGGGCGGATCAGGTGATTGCCTTCGAGCCGATGGAGGTCAACGCCGAACTGCTCATCTTCAACGTGGCACACTTCGACCGTGGCGGAAAGGTCCTGGTGATTCAGGAGGGCGTTGGCCGGGAGGAGGGCTACGCATCGGCCAAGCTGGGAGGCACTGGGAAGAACTGCCAGTGGGAACTCACGCCGGACGAAGGCTGCGAGGCCGGGATTGCCATCGCCAAGATCGACAACCACGTGCGTGATACCGATGACGTTCGGGTGATTAAGCTGGACGTGGAGGGCATGGAGGAGGCAGCACTTGCTGGGGCGATGCAGACCATCCGCCGTTGCAAGCCGGAACTCTTCATCGAGATATGGGACGAGCCGGTGCTGGAAAGCATCAGCGCCCTGCTTGCCCCGCTTGGGTACGTACTGACCGAGCGGTACAACGTGGCCCCGACCTTCCACTTCAGCGCCTCGGGGCGCTATCCCGTCACCTACACCCCAGCAGCACGCCTCCGACCATGAACGTAGTCCTGATCCCCTGCTGGCGTCGCCCGGAAATGCTCTGGCACGCGCTGGAGAACATCAAACGAGCCCACGGGTCCGACGCCTACCATTACATCTTCAGGCTGGACCGAGGCTACGACCCGGCCATCCATGAGGTGCTGGCGGGCTTTCCATTCTCCCACCAGATCAGCGAGGCTGGCCCCACGAAGTATCGGGAGATCAGCAAGCAAAGCCACAACCTGCTCCAAGGGTACGCACTGGCCGCCCAGCTATCCGATGGGCTGGTGATACTGATCGAGGAGGACATCATGGTAGCCACGGACTTCTTCGCCTTCCATGAGCAGGTGCACGAAGCGGACCCGACCCTGTTCTGCTCCATTGCCGTTGCCAACCCCAACCGGAAGCTCGTTGACCAAGGTCCCAACGACGCCTACTACCTGAGCGACGGCGACTACTGCTCCCTTGGTGTGGCCTTCCGCAAGGAGGTGATACAGACGCTGATCATGCCGCACAGCGTTGGCGACTACTTCACAAACCCGGAGGCGTACTGCCGTAAGACCTTCCCCAACAGCCCCATCGGGCACGGGTACGTAGAGCAGGACGGTCTGATCCGACGGATCCAGATGCGGCAGTCGCGGCCCATCGCGTACCCCTGGCAGGCCAAGGCGTACCACGCTGGCCTGTACGGAAAGAACCGTGGCACCGGTCCCACGGGCAACTGGCGTCAGCGCCTGAAGTACGTCACCGACATCATCTACTCCGACGAGGCCATGCGTACCTTCGCCAAGCACCCGGAGTGGTACGAGGATAGCAAACCCATCAACCTGAACGCTGAACCATGGCAGAGCCTACACCTACAACCGCTGGACCCGAACAGAAACCCGGTCCGCTTCTGAAATATTTCAAAGGGGTCTGGCAGCTTGGCATTGTTACAGCAGCATTCAGGGCCGCACAGACGGCAATCGCTGCGGCTGTCTTCTTGCTGGTGGGTGGGTCGGTGTTTGCCTTGATCGGGAAGCCTGCCTACCTTGTCGCCATGTGGATCTGGAATAACGTCTGGAACTTCTGAGCCATGAGCAACAAGCTGAAGTACACCCTCTATCTGGTCACCCGGAGCGCTACCCACCACTACCCGGTGATCATGAGCCACAACGGCAAGCCATGCCTGAATGAGCCCGTGAAGAAGAAGGCCGTCCTGCAACTGAGCATGGAGCGCTTTCTGGATGCCGCCTACAAGGGCAGTGAGCAGGTGGGCATCGTGCGCCTGAGCGAGGCGGAGTTCCGCAAGCAGCACCCTAAGTTCCCGGTGAACGCTGGCCCCAAGAAGAAGGCGACAAAGGCCACGGAGGCATCCTTCCGCAAGGGCCAAAAGGTGAAGGTCGACGCTGGAATCTGGGGCAAGTGCGAGGCCGTGGTGAAGGAGCGGGACCCGAAGTTCGAGGACCTGTACTACCTGACCATCACCAAGGGAGCGCACAAGGGATCCACCGGGCGCTACGACCATAGGCACATCACCCCCCGCTGATGCCACCCAAGCCGTCCGGGGACTTCACGGCCTTCATGCACCGGTCCAACTTCGACTTGGTGATGTTCGGCTACGTCCAAGGAATGCGCCGGGCGCTTCCGGGACTGACCTTGGAGCGGATCATGGATCAGTTCCTGGCCGAGTACCGCCTCACGGACCTCAAGGCCAAGAGCCAGCTTCGGCGATACCACCGGATGGCGATTGAGTACTATGGAAATCAGAAGACAGCAACAGCATGAGCAACATACCCGAAGACGCCATTGCCATCCTGAAGGACACTCGCATCGAGGAAATCCCCCGAGGACGGTGGGGCATCATTAAGTGGAAGGACAGCGTGACCATGGCCCGCGCCTTCAACCTGTTCAACGCGCACAGCAGCCGAGGCCCCATGATGAGCGGATGCATCCCCTGCCATGCTAAGGTCTACAACTGGCTGCTTCAGGTAGCATTCGAGAACGTTCAGGTCGGGCAACTGACCACCGACAGCACACCGACCATGGCATGGGCCGACCCGGAGGAATGACGCCGAAGGGATTCCAATAGAACAATCCGCGCCGATCGTGATACTACCCCCGGTAAAACGGACACCAGAAGACAGGTAGGCATCCAATAGAACAGGGACAGAACAGGGAACATGCCCACGCCACCGAAGCATAGCCAGTTCAAGAAGGGACAATCCGGCAACCCCAACGGGAGGCCGAAGCTGCCTGACCTATCCGAACTCATGGATAAGACCTTGGGCAAGATGGACAGTAGCGGCCTAACATCTGCCGAGCGCATCCTAAAGAAGTTGGAGCGCATGGCAGCACAAGGCAACTTGAAGGCGGCTGAAATGCTCTTTGACCGTGGGTATGGTAAGCCAAAGCAGAGCCATGACCACAGCGGCTCTCTGGTCACTACGCCCCCGGTGATCAACGTCACGGTCCAACCGCCAACCCCGGACGATGAATGAGCGGGCCAGCGGCATACGACCACTCGGCCAAGGGGCGTCCAACGCGTGGCACTACCTGCACGACCAGACCAAGAAGGAGGTATTCTTCGGCGGATCGGCCGGACCGGGTAAGACCTTCCTCGGATGCTTTTGGCTGGTGCTTTCCTGCCTGAAGTACCGAGCCATTCGCACAGCCATCTTCCGGGCCTCATCCGAAGACCTTCGGAAGTCCTCCCTTGTGACGCTGTTCGAGGTGCTGGACAAGTCCGGCCTGAAGGACGGGGTCCACTTCCGGTATACCGAGGGTAAGGGCTTCTTGTTCTACAACGAGTCGACTATCGAGTTGGACTACTTGAAATACGAGCCCAAGGACCCAAACTATTCGCGCCTCGGCGGGCGGGCTTATACCTACACCTTCGTGGATGAGGGGGACCAGGTGGAGGAGCGCGGGGTCGGAGTGCTGTCAGGACGCCTTCGTTATAGAACCACCGAGATATGCCATGCATGCGCCGCCGAGGGCCTGTCGCTGAAGTCCAATGCGGTGGACTGCGACGACGAGGGAAACCCGGTCCAATGGGAGTGCTACAACTGCGGCACGTGGTCCAAGGGGCTGGTGCCTAAGCTGCTCATCACCGGCAACCCGGGCGACTACTGGACGAAGTACCGCTACGTGATGAACAAGGAGGGCGATCGGGTGAAGCTCAAGCCCCACCAAGCGCGGGTTCTGGTCCTGCTGGGGGACAACCCCGACAAGGCGCACGTGGCCAGCTACCGCCGCCAACTGGAGGACGGCGACGACGAGTACGACAAGGCCCGCCTGCTGGATGGGGACTGGAACGCGACCCGCAAGACCGGGCGGGAGTTTTTCCACAGGTACGACCGGGCCAAGCACGTGGTCCGCGTCCCGTACAACCCGGACCTGGCCCTGCACTTCACCATGGACTTCAACACGGCTCCCTATATCACCGGGCAAGCCGCGCAGATATGGTGGGAGGAGGACAAGCGGCGCTGGCGGTGCCATTTCCTGAAGGAGTACTGCTTGAGCCATCCTTTCGCCACCACTGAAGCCTTGGCGCAATCTATGGCTAAGGATATGAGGGACGGGGCGTTCGCCGGACACAAGCACGGATGTTACTACTACGGCGACGCCACGGGAAAGAACAAGACGACCCAGGTGGTGGGGGCTATCCGGCACAACTACGACATCGTGGAGAAGGAGCTGCGCACCTTCCTGCACAACAACAGCGACCGGGTGATTCGGCGCAACCCTCCGCACAGCGTGGTGCGGGACTTCGGCAACGCATACTTCGACGGGAAGCTGGGGCTTTGGGTGACGTTCGACCCGGGGATGGTCAACACCACGATGGACATGATCCAGGTGAAGGAGGCGGCTGACGGGGGCATTTTGAAGGTGATGGAGAAGGACCGGGCCACGGGGGTGACATACGAGAAGTACGGCCACTGCTTGCAGGCGTCCTACTACTTGACGGTCGGCGCGTTCCCGGACCTGTTCGCCCGCTTCGTGCGCAGTTGATGTAGCGTTCGGTCGAAGGCGTTATGTTTGTGATATGAGCTACCCCATTTCATGCCTTCTCTGCACGGTCATTGGTGCGATTGCCTCGGGCATCCTCGAAGCGATGTTCATCCAAGTGAGGACGGCTACCGGCGTAGGCCGCAATCTTGAGCAGGACATCCTTATGACTGCCCGCCTGATGCTCGGCGGTATAGGCATCCTCTTCCTCGGGTACATTGCCCATGCCAGCGCATTGCAGATGCTGATGGTGACCTTCGCATGCATGGCCGCCTTCGCCATGGTCCATCGACTGGTGTTGAACATTGCCAAACGGAAGCCAGCCACCTACATGGGACCGGAAATCCGCAGGGCAGACGATGCGCAGTACGATACGCTCTGGCATAGCATTGCTGCCAAACAGGAAGTCCACGGAAGCACTATTTACACGTTCAGCACGGTGATGTACATCCCCCGGTTCGCCCACGCGCCCTTCGTGTTCGCGGTTGTGTTCGAGGCGCTGGTGTGTGGGGCCTGTATATTGATCGCCTTGGAGGTACATTAGCGGCCACAACGCCGCACCATGAACCTCGAACAAGCCGTCAGGATCGCCCTCCCCAACGTATCGCAGAAGCTCAAGCACGGGCACTACGACCGCGTTACCCGCCTCACCCGAGAGTACTACCGGCCCATGATCACCGGCGAAGGGGCCGAGCACTTGATCCGGCGCTTCAACATGAGGGAAGACGAGCAGGCGTATAAGCAGCGCCTGCTCCTGACCCAACTCATCACCCCGGCAATCACCAACACGCTGATGTCACCAGCCCGGAAGGTGCCCAAGGTGAAGCCCGTGGTGGATAGCGCAACGTTCGGCCAGGGCAAGGCCAAGGAGGATGAGAAGTTCTCCAAGGCCATCGCCAACTTCTACGCGGGGAAGAACGTCGACCATTACTTCAGCAGCGTGCTGATTGACCAGAGTGCTATCGACCCCAACGCCTTTTGCTTGGTGCTGTTCGACGATTACAATGCCACCTTTGAGACGGCCAAAGGGTACCCGTCCATCGTGAGCAGCGCCGATGCGTGGAATTTCCGGTACGCCAACGGGGAATTGATCTGGCTGATGGTCCACCGCGACATCAAGTACACGGAAATCACCAAGGCTGAGAAGGGAAAGAAGCCGCCCACGGGGAATAAGTCGGACACCATTGTGAAGGAAGGAAATGCCTTCTGGATGTACACCGACAAGAACCACGTGACCTTCACGCAGGTAGACGCTAGCAAGATGACGAGCGGGCCTGATGGATTGGTGCTGGACAGCAACGGCAGCCCGGTGAGCAGCTTCGGCAGCATTACTACGGGCCGCGATGCCGGGTATTATTACAGGGTCAGCCAAAATGAACTGTACGAGGTGGCCTTCTACGCCCACAACACCGGCATGGTGCAAGCGTTCCGCATTGGGTATGTTCCAGACCAGAGCACCAAGGGGGAGACGTGCGTGAACATGTGGCACCCGGCGCTGCCTTATCTGCTCAAGGGCATCAAGGCGGGCAGTGAGCTCGACCTGAGCGCGGCGCTGCATGCGTTCCTCCAGAAGATCATGTACGCCAACCGCTGCGAAGGCTACCGGGCAGGGGATGGGACATTGACCGAGTGCAACCTTGGCTACGAGCCAAGCGGGACCAAGTGCAGATCCTGTAACGGGTCGGGCCTTCAGGTGCACCGAAGCGGGCAGGACCACATCACCCTGTCGATGCCAAGGACGAAGGACGATCTTCTGCCGTTGGCCGAGCTCGTCCACTACGTCCAACTGCCTGTGGAGGTGCTGGATTGGCAGGACAAGTACGTGGACAAGCTGGAGCAGTCGTGCTACCGGGCGGTCTACAACTCGGACCGGTTCCGGGCAAGCTCCTCGGCCGTCACGGCCACCGGTGAGATCATCGACCTGCAAGCGGTGTACGATGCCCTGAAGCCCCTGGCCGATTGGTACAGCCAAAGCCGGGTGCTGGTGTACAATCTGGAGGCGGTGTATGTGAGCAGCGCGGAGACGGCCCGCAAGTCATTCACAGTCGCCCACGAGTTCCCGAGGAACATGCGATTCGAGACCTTATCCGAGCGGGTGAAGCTGATGGGCGAGATGCGGACGGCTGGCGCAAGTTCCTCCGCACTAGCACAGGTGAACAACGACATCTTGCAAGACCTGTACATCGACGATCCGCGTGAACTGCTCAAGGCCCAGGTGCAGAGCAGCTTTGACCCGTTCCTTGGCAAGAACGAATCCACCATCGTTTCCATGATCAGCCAGGACCTAACCACCGAGGCAAACAAGGTGCTGTGGACGAACTTCGCCTACGTCTTCGCCGAATGCGAGGAGCGGGCGGGCACGATGCCGGACGAGGACGGCAAGCCGGTGGACTTCTATTCCATGGCCCGCGCCAAGCAGCAGGAGATGATTGACGAGGTAGTGGAGGAGCTGATCGAGGAAATCAACGAAAAGAAGGATGCTGGTGCGGTTGACATGATGGGAGGCGATGGCGAGGAGGAGCAGGAGCAGGACAACGGCACAGGTGAAGGAGAGAACGCTGACAGCCCTGACGACATCGACGCGGAAGACCCAGAAGGTGAAGGGTCAGGAGGCAATACCGACGACCTGCCAGCCAGCCCTGGCAATAGCGCCACCGAATGAACCAAGGAGCCGCCAAGACCATCCGGGATGCCGAACGTCTGCTCGATACCGGGCAACGCGCACGGCTCAACGACATGGCGGCGCTGGAGAAGCTGCTGGTGATCCGCTTGCTGGCAGAACTATCCCGAGACCTTCAGGAAGGTGAGGACGGCCGGGTGCGATCAACGCGGGGATCGGTCGCCGTGGCCGGTATGGTGGACGCCGTGTTCAAGGCAGTGGAGAAGAGAGGCCTGCGCAAGATCGGCCGCGATGCCGTGAAGGACATGCGCGGGGTGCTGGACCTCAACGCCCGGTACTACGGACAGATTGCCGAGCCCAAGGGCGGCAGCTTCCCCGAAATCAAGAAGTTGGTGGACGCCATCATGCGGAAGCGCCTCGGCCTTACCAAAAAGCACCAGATTAACCCCAAGGGGTACATGGGGGAACTATCCCGGACCGACAAGGCGCGGGAGGAGGTGAAGAAGATGATCGCCAAGGCCATCGCAGCGGGGAGGCCGATGCGGGAACTTGAGCGGGCCGTAAAAATCAAAGTCGCAGGCACGAAGAACACGCCCGGCGTCCTTGAGCGCAACCTTGGAGGGTTCCTGCTCGATGCTTACCAGGTGGCCGACGCGGTGAGCAACAATGAGTTCGCCAAGCGGCTCGACCTTCGCTACTTCATCTACTCGGGCGGCCTGATTGAAACCTCGCGGCCCTTCTGCATCAAGCGGAACAACAAGGTCTACACCACGGAGGAGGCGACGGACCCAAAGACCGGATGGGCCACGGACCCGACGCTGCCCAGGACGAAGGAGGAGAAGGACAGCGGTAGCGTTGCCGACTATGCTCCGCTGGAGGACAGGGGAAGGTGGAATTGCAGGCACCGTCTGCTGTACATCTCGGAGCAGGAGGCCAAGCGCCGCCGCCCGGACCTGTTCGCAGGGAAATGAACAAGTAGGCACTACCCCATACGGAAATAGGGCACACCAGATGCGCCCAGTTTGCGTGCGCACCATCTTTGTGACGCCGCGTCACTACATTCGCCCCGAACAAAGAGCAACAACATGGCGACATACGTAGTGATCGAGAACACAAAAACCGGGCAGCAGAAGACCATCAGCCAGCAGACCTGGGATCTGATGCGCAACACCCGCGACCAAGGCGACACCCGCAAGGGCTACCGCATCGTGAAGGGAGCGCCCCAAGCTGAGACCAAGGCGAAGGCCAAGCTGGAACAGGTGAAGACCCCCACGATGATCCCCCCGGCCATCGCCGCCGCCGCCCAAGTAGCACTGGAAGCGGAGCGGGCGGCGGAGAGCGTGATGATCAGCGGATCGAAGCCCGAGGCCAGCGCGGAGCAGGCGGCACCAGAGCCAGCCGCTACCCAGGCGCAGGAAACAGCCCAAGCGGTTGCCGCACCTGCGGAGGAGGCCCCCGAGCAAGACCTGCCCACCGAACTGAACGGTCTGGACCCCAGCCTGACGCCCAAGGTCGCACAAGTCCTGGCCAAGGCAGGTATCACGACCAAGGCACATCTGAAAGGATCCACGCTGCCGACCATCAACAAGGTGCTGGACGCCGCTGGCCTTGGGGCCAAGAAGGCACAGGCAGCCGGGTGGAAATCCAAAGCCACCGCCCCCAAAGCCTGACGCCCATGTACAAGATCAAGAACATCAAGACCGAGGAGGTCTACACCGTGACCAAGGAGGGCTGGGATACCATCGTGGCCAAGCAGATGGGCTCCAGGTACGAGATCGTGGAGGAGCTTCGCACCAGCGCCGACCGCGCATCGAAGATCCCCGCAGCGATCGCCGAAGCCGCCATCCTGGAGGCTAGCCGCGAAGTGATCAAAGAGCAACCAACCAAGGCCCCGAAGGCCACCAAATAGATCACACATGCCAACGGCAGAAGAAGTATTGACCGGGCTGTTGTCCACCAGCTATAAACTGGACGAAACGGGAGTTGCCTCACTCAAAGAAGAGGACGGGTCCTTCAAGACTGAAGCACTGGACCACCTGACCAAGATGGACGCTGACAGGGTTGCCGCCCTGAAGGGGGACGTCGAAAAGGTCAAGGCCGACACCTACTCGCGTGGCAAGCGGGAAGCGTTGGAAGGACTGGAGCGGGAACTGAAGGACGAATTCGGCATCAAGGCCACCGACAAGAAGGGCAAGGAACTGATTAAGGAGATACTGGCTGCACGGACCAAGGGGGGCGATACGCTCACCGAGGACACCGTGAAGGCACATCCCCTGTACCTCAAGCTGGAGGAGCACGCCAACGCGCTGCCCAAGACGTTTGAGGAGCAGATCAAAGCCCGCGAGGAGGAGGTTCGTGCTGAGTTTAAAGCAGAGCGCGACTTCAATCGCGTCCGATCCAGTGCCATGAGGACGTTCAAGGAGATGAACCCCATCCTTCCAAAGAACGAAGCCGTGGCCGACGCACAACTGACACTGCTGGACCAGGCACTGAAGGGCCTGAAGTACCAACTGGTGGAGAAAGACGGTGAGATCGCGGACATCGTGCCTATGAAGGCTGATGGAAGCGGTCGGCTTGAGGACGCCCACGGGCACCCCATCAAGTTCGAAGCACTGATCAAGACCATCGGGGCCAAGTACTTCGAGTTCGCCGAGGGAGAGCAGCGTGAGGGTGCGGATGATCCCAACCGACAAGGACGGGAGAGTGGAAAGGGCGGAAATGGAGAGAAGGCGTTCGACCCCAAGACGATCGACCAGTATGCTGCTGAATGGGAGTATATCACCAAGACGGTGATGGACATGGGCGAACGCCGTGTCCAACTCAACCAACTCAGGGAGGCTGGAAGGCGGAACGGGGTGGCCTCTTAGGTCCAACCTTAACCCCTAAAAACCATGTCAACTACAACCGCCGGTAATTTCGACTGCTCCAAGCTGCTCGAGATCAAGGCCAAGGTCTCCGAAATCTGGAACGATGGCATCATCAACGCGGAGTACATCCCCGACGTTGAGCCTGCCCTCGCCATCCTGTCCGGCCAGACCGCACAACTCCAGGTGCTGGAGAACCCCGAGAAGGACCGCGAACTGAAGGTCTACTGGGTTGACGACTGCGACGACACCGACCCCGAGGACTGCACCGACCAGTGCACGATCGACGGGGACGAGATCGGCGACAACTGCGTGAACTACGAGCTCACGGAGTGCTTCGAGAAGTCCTTCAGCGTCACCGAGGAGATGTTCCGCACCAGCCTGCTCACGCAGGAGGAGGTGGTGGCCCGGGCTCTGCTCAAGAAGATGAAGCTGATGGACGAGTTCTGGGCAGCCAAGGCGATTGCGTTCCTGAACGCATCGGCCGGGGTCAACAAGTTCACGGACG